CAAGTGGTGATTTCAATGCTGGCGGTGGTAGGTCTTTTGGCTTCTTAGACCTAGCTCTGGCGCGTATAGAGTGCATCATTTCGTATAGTTTATCTGAACCAGCCTTGGTTGAGCCATTTCCCAGAGCAGAAACTACGTCCGCAGGGAACACAAACTCACCGTCAGCCAGCATGGCTTTGATGTCGTCAGACTGCCCATCGCCCTCACCAGCGACGTGGGCGCCATGGCGGTAGTCCAAACGACCGTCTCCGCGGGGGAGAGCTCCCAAGGCGCCACCAGACTTGACCAGCAAGGGTAGGGGCATAGCGCCACCAGAAGCCATTTGAAGGGGGGCGACGTAGCCACCAGCTTTAAAGCCTAGGGAGCCCTCTTCCTCTTCAGACTTTTCACCAAACAACGAGTCTAGGTCGTCTGGGGCTGTGCCGTATTTCCAATTACCCTGATCTAGCATATCTTCTTCCTGTGTATTAACTTGAGGTAATGCTGGCATTTTCTCAGCATTCATGTCTTCTTGCAAAGCATGAAGCTTAGCAAGCGGATCCACGAACTTATCCTGAGTCATGTATGCCTTGAGCATCTGAGGGGGAAGGCGTCCTAAATCTCCACCGTTAACCATGCCAGCCATTAAACCAGCAGTTAAACCCGCTGATGTTTTGGGATTTAATGTTGGGGTAGTTGTTTTTGTTGCTGGCGTAGTTGAAGTTCCAGATGTAACCGTTTTGTCAACGTCCGTAGTAGAACCGCCAAGCAAGTTGTTAATGACATCAATTTGGTCTTTTTTCTCAATTGCATCATTTGCCACAGTTGTAGCAAGGGCGGTAACGGTTGCAACATTGACGTTCAGATTGGTCACAGATGCTACAGCGGCTTGAACGGCATTAGCAACGCTTACATTGTTTGCAACAGCGGCTTGCACAGCGGCAGTCACAGCCGTATTAACGGCGCTTGAGGTGCTTACGTTATTGGCAACCGCCGCTTGAACGGCAGAGTTGACAGCACTGTTTACCGCGGCATTTACGGTAGCCGTCGTCATTGTGTTGTTGGCAACGCTGGCGCTGATCGCAGTTGAAACAGCAGAATTGACCGCTGAAGTTACCGCGGCGGTTGTGCTTGCCTTGCTTGTTGCGCTGGTATTAACGGCAGAAGTAACAGCAGAATTGATTGCCGTGGATGAGCTGACATTGTTTGCAATTGCGGTTGTAACGGCAGAACTTACTGCTGAAGTGATGGCTGTCTCAGAGTTAACCTTGTTGGTGACAGCAGAGCTAATAGAATTAGAAACAGACGTGTCGATTGCATTCTGTACATTCAACCCAGTTGATGCCGCCTGCTGGATGCTTGTTGACACATAGGACTCAACCTCAGTAGCGTTGGCAATTGAGCCAACACTTCCTATAGTTAAGGCGGCTGTCAAGCCTATGTTGGCAATATTGCTACGTAGGCTGTCAAGAATAGATGTCTGCTTTGACTGATCAAGGCTGTTGAAATCAATTGCTTCAGCGGTAACTTGGTTCAAACCTTGGTTAGAGGTATCACCAGCCTTAGCGCCAAAAGATGCGCCGCTGGTTAACAATGAAGTGTCTGGAGATACAGCAGTGCGATCTGCATCTGCAATCTGTGTGGTAGTTGCACCGTTTGCCGCTCTTATAGAGGTAGCGATGCCGCTAGATGTTCCTACAGCGGCAGTGGTTGCAATGATGGTATCTTTAAGAGCCGTTTGAAAATCAGAAAACGTAGCGTCTTTGTTTAAACCAAATGTAGCAAACTTATCAACCCCGAACTGGGCAACTGTTGTAAGCAATTCAGAGGCGTTTTCACTGATTAAACCGCCACCTAATCTTTTTAAATAGTCAACAACTTGAGTGACAGACCCAGTGACTGGGATGCCCTTCATGATGGCCTTCATCCCCGGGATCCCCAACAGCTCTCCAGCCACCTCAATAGAAGTGATTGCGGCTGTGCGTTTTGCATTGTCAGTAACGCTTAGACCCGCATTAGAGCCTTCAACCCAAGAATTGTTAGCTACTACGCCAGCGATGGTGGCAACCGCCGCGTAGGGGCCCCCAAGCGTAAAGGAAACTGCTGACTCAATACCAGAGGCAATACCGCCAGCAACAACCTTCTCGTTGCCAACTAGCTTGGACATTGATTTGTCTTTGTCAAGGACTAAGAGGTTTTGAACGCCAGCATAAGAGTTTGTGTCTTGACCCATTAGGTCGCCCAAGAACTGGGCACCACGCACACCTAGACCAGCAATATCAGCCGCGGCAATATTGCCAGCAGTTCTGGCAACGTCTACAGCAGTAGCTATGGAGCCTTTGTCCCAAGCCTTAAGGGTGGTGGATCCAGCAGGAACGGCAACATCTCCAGCACCAGTTGGGTTGAGAGCGGCAGTTTGTTTTAACAACGTGTCAATGACCTTAAACGTCATTGAATCTGCGCCTTTAAGCAATGTGGCTTTTTGTGCGTCAGTCGCGTTAGCGTACGTGCTAACAAAATTTGCCATCTCGTCTTTAGTCAGATCAGCAGGATTGAACTCTGCGCTAGTCAAGTTCTGAGCTAATTTGTCGTTTACATATTTTGTGATTGTGGCATTTGCGCCAGTTGTGGTAGATGCAGAAGTTCTGTTCACTTCATCAGCGGTAGCCGCGGTGTAGCTTTTACCCTGCCACGTAAACACATCTTTAGCACCAAGACCACCTTGACGTGCAATTCTGAATGCCTCGTCTCTTGTTGATGCGTTAGCTATGTTGTTCTTCAGCTCTTCTGCTTTGGCTTCGTTTAAAGCGCTGTTGACAGCAGAGCTTGATGCGCCCATGGGGTATGTCACACCACCATAGGTAAATGTTGAGCCTGTAGGGTTGCGGGAATTAGCCAGAGCTGTGGCTTCTTCTAGCGTGTCAGCTTCTGTGTTACCAATAACAACGTTGCCTGCTTTTGCATTTGCGGCTACTTGCGCATCTATGCCAGCAAACTCATCACCAGCTAGATTAGTTCCTGTAGTGCCAATGTTGTTAACCGCATTCATGGCGTCAAGAGTTGCTTGAGTATTTGCGCTAACGCCATTTAAGGTTAAGCCATTCCCAGCATCAGTCACTACGTTATTACCAACACTTGCTAACTGAACACCATCGGTTGTTGCACTTCCGTCTGCCGAACTGTCATTAGTTAAAACATTCGTAACGTTATTATTTTGCAGGCTAGTGTTATCTGTTGCGGTATTTTGAGTGCTTGTTGAGTTGGTTGTTGTTGATGTGTTGGTCGCTTGGTTAGCCGCTTGGAAAGCGTTACCAAACACTATGCCAGCTTGAATAATGTTTGCTTGGTTACCACTTTGAAGCGCATCAATCAAGTTTGTTGCAGAAGCCGCAACGTACAGGTCTTTACTTCCAGTCAAGTCGCCAAGCGAAGTCAAAGCCGCAGATACGTTGTTGGAATCGAGTGCGATTGCCAAGTTTGCGGCTTGAAAAGCTGTTGTAACACCTGATGGAAGTGTTCCACCAGTCTGACCGTATGCAGACAAACCTGCGTTGATAACACCAGCAATGTTTTCAGCTTGAAGAGCGGCAACCCCAGAAATGGCGGTCTGGGCAAGCTTGATGTTTGAGGCCGTGTTTTGCAGATCAAGAACTCGCGAGGTATTGATAATGTCCCCAGCGGCTTCTGCCGTTTTCAACGTCGCCAGCTCATTTCCAGTAAAAGTTCCATAAGAACCCAAACCACTTAGCACAGCACCAAGGTAGTTCTTCTGCTCCAAAGCTATTGCCGCATTTGCCGCCATAGCAAAGGGCTGGTGCGGCCCGGGGATCATCGCCGCAATCGAGATGACCATTGGCCCCATCTCGCTTACAAATGCGTTGATTCCCGTTTTTTCTGTAGTTGCCGTGAGATATGGCGTACCGTCTTCTGTAAACTTAACATTTAACCAATGGTTTTTACCAGTAAAAACGCCACCGCTTTTTTGGAAAGCAAGCTGTCCTGTGGTATCAGTTATCTCTGCACCAGTGTCCTTGTCAATGACAACGCTACCAATTTTCTGTTGGAATTTTCCATCCTTGACTGTTGCCAACTCCGCTTCAGAAAGAGGCACAAGAGTGCTATAGGAGTTTTCCCCATCGCCCTCAGTGACGCTCTTAAAATATTTGGTGTTGACGCTGGATGGATCAACCTTGGCACCCAAGACGGAGTTGCCCTCAGAGTCCGTTTCCGACAAAAAGTATTGTTCGCCATACTTCGTGACTGGTCGTCCATCAGCCGTAGTGCTACGTTCTGTCGCTTGTGTTGTCTGGAACTTGTCTTTCTGACCAAGGTCGCCAACAGTGTCTAAGCCTTTTTTGACAAGTAACGCGGCGGAGTTCTCCAAATTACCAAACACACCTTGGAAAAACTGACCTCCAAGTGCGTCCCTTTGAGCGCTCAGTTGTTGAAACAGATTTTCGGACTGTATAGCGTCAGACCCGTAACCGCTCCACTTTGCTTCAAGCTCTGCAATCTTGTTTTCGTACCCAGTCAAAGCATTACCGTACAGCTTGTCAATGGCTGAATTTGCTTTTGAGCTAATTACAAAGTCTTTAATCTGTTGTGTAGTTGAGTCCGTGTTGTTAGCGATTTTTGAGAAGTCTGACTCAAAGTTTCTGACGGGATTCAGGCTGTTCTGAATAACCTTAACATCAACACCAGTAGCTTTTGCAATGTCAGCATCGGTAAAGCCAAACTGTTTCTCTAGAGCGTAACTAGCAATCACTCTGTCAGCGTCTGTTAAGACGTTTGCGCCTGTGAGGGTGTCGTTAATAATCTTGGTGCGATTGGTGTCGTAGCTTGTCAGAATGGTGTCAAACAGAGCCTTGTCTTTGCCTGTCAGATCAGCAAGTTGTTGCGAGTTGAAATTAAGATCACGGGCTAAGTTGGCAATTTCCTGAGACTCTTGAAACGTCAAAGAATTGTCCGCGACAATGTTGTTGATGCTCGTGGTTGTATTGCTTTTTAATTTACTTTTGTACTGGTTGTACAAATCTTCACCAAGAGTTGCTTTTAAGCCAGCATCACTGATGCCAAGGTCTTTGGCGTACTTAAAACCAGCTACTGCATCAGCACCTTGAGCGCCAAATGCACCAGACAATTCTGCGGCGGCGGCTGTACGAAACTCCTCTTTATTGGAAGCGGTAATTTTGTTTCCAAAACGATCTCTCCAGTATTTCTTTCCCTCTTCCTCTGCAATTCTTCCCGGCCCCATAAACTCGCTGTACAAATCTTGAATTCGGCTATCCAGTTCTGCTTGCGCAGACAACTCAAAATTTACACGATCTTCTGCGCTAATATCGGCGCCATACAATTTAAAAGCGTCTGCTAAACCTTTAGGATCAGGAGCGCGTCCCAGCACGTTTTGGTACAGATCAACAACACCTGAAAGCGCGGCAGGTTTGGTCTCTGTCAAGTAGTTTGTGACGTAAGTACTGTACTTATCTTCAGGCTTACTTGCTAGGTAGTCAACAACAGCGGCTTGAAATGTTTTGTCCAAATCCTCTGGTTTGATTTGCCCAGTTTCCAAAGCCGCAGTCCATGCGTCAAGACCTTCTTTATCAACGTTGGATGCTCCAGTACCGACCCCTGTACGTCCAATAGTAGCGTAGCGATCCAACACCATTTGTCTGTAGTCAGGCTTTACTTGTGTGTCTACAACTGTAGCTGTATTGGTATCGAGTAATGATGTGGGTGTAGTTACAACTGGAGTGCCTGCTGGCGCAAGACGCCCTTCAAACTGACCAAATTTACCGTAATGTGTAGAGGCAAACTGATCAGCAGTTAAGCCGTAATTATTTGCGGCATACGCGGCGGCAACGTCTGGATTGGCTTGAAAGTAAGCGTTGGTTGGGGTTGTAGCGGCGGTCGTATTGGTGGCTTGCGCTAAAGCGCCTGTAGTAGCCGTATTGGCTACATTAGAGGTAGCACCAATATCCCCACCGCCAGTAGTACCAGCTTGTTTTGCTTGGTAATCTTTTACGTAGTTGGTGTATTGGTCGGCAGGGTTCTGCGCCATGTAATCAGTAACAGCGGTGCTAAAACGAGTGTTAAGGTCTGCGGGGTTAATATCACCCCTTATCAAAGCGTCCTTCCACCCTTGTAAACCTTTTATGTCAATTTGATGCGCGCCTGTACCAATACCAGTACGCCCAATTGTGGCGTATTGAGCGTCCATCAACGCTTGTGCTTCAGCGTCAGACATGGCAGATGATGCGCCTGTGTTAGAAGCTGTTGATCCAGTAGAAGCTTGAGCTAATGCGCCTGTATCATTTTGTGACCAGTTATATTGATTCAGAGCATTGTTTTGTTCGTCCCGTAACGCCGCCGCGGCTTCCCAACTCCCAGTTTGTTGGTACAGTTCTTCGTCGCTCATAACTATTGGTGCTGGCATATTTAATTCACCGCTGGGTTAACTGCGTTGACAAGAGCTTCAGCCCATTCTTGCCATTCGTCAAAGATGTATGGGTCAGGGATACCCTCGTTTGCAAACACGTCGATAGCTTTTAGACCCGCACCCCACGCTTTCCAGTCCGTGTTTGCGTCTGGAATAGATAATTGCTGTGCCGCGTATTGTTCACACATGAGCGAAGCCCACGAATCGAAGGTGTGATACCTTGGGTCGTAGACTGGGCTGGTGTTGAGTATGGTTGCCATCAGTAAGGTCTCACATCACCGAAGTCAGCATCTAGGATGATCTTACCAACTTGGTAATTACCACCAGTTACGTTAGACACAAACTTTAATCTCAACTCACGACGCTGTTCACGCATGTCAACCTTGCCTGTCGTGGGGGTGAATGTGTACGCAGAAGACGTTACGTCTTGAGACTGAGCGAATGGTCGTCCAGTCACGTACAGATCCATGTCACCGCTTTGGATGAAGTCAGGCTCAACACGTTCTAATCGTAACCACTTGTTCTCGCCGACAGGAGAAGGTTGGGAAGGGCCACCTGAAACTAGACCTAAGTCATTTGTCTCAAAGTAGGACTCAATAGCTACAGCCAAAGCACCACTGACCTTATCAGTACCAATCTCGTTTTGGTACAAAGAAACAAAGTTCATCAAAGTTGCAACTGTCAAAACAAACCCAGCACCACCTGCAATCGATGCAGACAAGGTATTCCCGACTGCGTAATTAACACCATGACCATTGATCACCACGGTAGTCACGATACCACCAGCTACGGTGATATTGGCTGTAGCGCCTGTACCTGCACCGCCAGTTAAAGGGGTGTTGTTGTAGGTTCCGTTGGTGTAACCAGCGCCAGCGTTTGTGATCGTAGCGGTCAGAATACCACCTGAAGCGTTGATATTCCAATCTGCGGAAATTGGGTAAGGGAAGACCTGAGAGAAGTAACCAGCAGAACGCTGAGCACCCAAGGCTTGACCAGCGTCATACCAAGTGTTCTCGCGCACGTTGTAGACAATTGCGTCTGTGCACTCTGTAGCGCTACCACGAGGGTAGAACCACCAGATCTCGCCAAAACGAGGAACCTTTGACACCCAAACCTTTTCGCGCTGGGCGTAGTTCAGGTTGTCAAAGAAGTAGTTTTGGTTCATGGTGTTAGGGATCTCTTTCACAACACCGTTGTAAAGCAGGAATCGGTCAACACCACACCAATAGTAAATACCGTCGTACTCAATCACTGACTGACCAGACAGGATTGACGACTGAGAAGAGATCAAGTCATAGCGCCAGTACTGAGGGGGCGTACCAGCGCCACCGATGTAGGACACGCGGATCAGTGAATCAAGGCTCCAAAACAGCCCAGAAGGCGCGTTAGAGCCGCCCCTGACGGGTAACCCTTGGACAATCTTTCCAGTCGCCACAGAGACCTCATTTGCGTCTGCTGAGACCCAATCTTGGACATTACCAGCTCCAGAGTTCCTAATCAGCCCGTCATTACCGTAAACAAACACGTAAGGGTGAAGGGTCACCACACCACCAGAGACTGATACGTTGTTGTCAAAGGTAATGGTAGAAGCGCCAGAGGTCGTCGCGGCGTTAGAGATCACCACGTCTTGAATCTGACCCATGGTGAAGACCAAGCCAGTCGTTGTGCCAGCGGTGGTGACAATTGCCGCACCACCAGATGAGGCTGACAACGTAAAGGTCGTTGAGTAGTTCGTGGCGATGATGAAGTATGTCACGCCAGAGGTAATCCCTGTAGCAGTACCTGTCAAAGTTCCTGATACAGCAACGGTTTGACCAACGTACAAACCTGTTGTTGAGGTGCAAGAACACTGACCAGCAATACCAGTAACAGCCACAGCGTTAAGCACTGGAACCCGCAAGTTAGCAGAGACAACAGTCGTGCTAGAGGGAATACCAGTGCCTGTGATGGTCTGACCAGCGCCAATCAAAAGGTTTGTGGTTGACAAGTACATGGTCGTTGTAGCGTTCAGGTACACAGAGTCTGTGAACACGCCAAGAGCCGCCATTGAAGTACCAGTGATGTCGCCACCCAAAACAGGGGTGTTGACGTTGTTGTCAATGAGCGTGAGGTTTTGCCCCGGGTGCGCTAGAAGCAAATTATTCCCAGACCCACTCACGTCATAAAACGTATCAAACTGCCACAGATTGTTTGCATTTGCTGTGAAGTTCGACAGCGTCATGTCCGTAATACCAGACCCTGTTCCCGTACTACTTATCGGGAGCAACTGCAAGCCACCAGAGTACCCACTGAACACGTTGTTGAAGTTCTGCTGTGGGTTGAGGTACATGCCGCGAGAGGGGCCTGCCAAGTCGTTCACAATCTCACGATACCCACCCATCTTACGTGGGCGACCACGCTGGAAGCGAACCCAACGACCGTCGTTGTAGAACTCTTTGTCAAAGACTGTGCCATCGCGCTGGATCCCCGGCTTCGTGTCGAGGGCAAAAACCTTTTTGGTCATGTGAACGTGCCCCCAGCAATACCTGTGGAGAACGTACCTGAACCTGTTACGGTAATCCCTGTTGCTGTTGCTTTAAACCTTTGAGTTCCAAGCACTGAAACACCAAACTCACCCGCCGCAGGTCGGTACACGCCAGTGTTTGTTTCCGCCGCAAAGTTAAGAGATGGAGTTCCAACTGTGCCATCCAACAAGCTCACCGTAGAGGCGCCAGCTTGCGTGGTGTTGGCGTTGAGGAAGTTGGTTCCGTCGCAGATGAGGGTGGCTTGTTGCCCCGGGGGGATCGTCGCCGTAAACCCCAAACCTGTCGTTACCGTAAAGCTAAACCCGTTGTCAGTAACTTGGTTTGAGATCACGTACAAGTTAACAATTGGCGGAAACGTCACCACCACGTTGCTTGTCAAGTTACCCACGTACTCTTGAATGTTGTTTGCCGCCTCGTTGTTTGTAAGAAGGACAGACCCACCAGTCACGCTCTTTGTAAGTGCAGTGAACGTAAACTGACTACTGACACCATAACCAACGGTTACATAAGCAGTTCCTGTACATACAATAAATGCTGACTCTGTTGGGTTAAACGTCTTGGTTGAGTTACCGTCTATCAGCTCAGCGCCAGTACAAGACACAATAAAAGACCCTGTACCGTTGTTCTTAAACAGCGTAAACCAGTTATTGCCAAGCGTTGCCGCGGCTGGAAGGGTAGCCGTACCAGCCCCACCTGCCCACACACGAGTCTGAGCTCGATCTGTGGCGGCAAGGGTAGTTCCTGTGGTAATCGAAGAACTAGGGTGGCTTTGGTTCAGCGTAGCTCCACTGGCAACCAATCCGTAACCCGCCAAGGTAGCGGCGTCAGCAGAAGACGTTCCAGTACCAAAAGCAATGACACCCCAAGTACCTTGAGCGGTAGCGTTGGTGGTGATGTAGATGTACTTAGACTCGCCGGCGGCTACAGACACAATCGTGTTTACGCCTGTGTAGTCCTTGACCGTAAAGGTGTTTGCACCAATGTTGCGAATCAGCGCATCATTACCAACCGAGGTTTGGTCAGCAGGTGGCATGTACAAGTTAAGGCTACCAGCAGTTGCCGTGACTTGCATGATGCGAGAGGCAAAGTCGGTGCTGGTCGTAGAGTTGGAGGGCCAATTTAACTGCGTGTTGGCAGACAGCGTAACCGCACGGAAGCTTACATCCGTTGGCTGAATTACGTCACCAGTAAAGGGGCTAACGTAGCTCATGAGTCATTCGCAATCGCTTGGCGATCAGCAAGACGCAACTTATCCTCAGCCATAAGCGTGTCCATGATCAGTTTGTATTGACCCTGCCACATGGGGATGCGCTCGTCATTTTTGAGGAATGGCATAGCCTGAAGCAAGGAACCGTAAAGCAACGCTTGGGGTGCGTAGATGGTGAACCAATTGGTTTGGTTAGAGCTGTCCAAAGGCTGAACACGCTCGTAATACAAAACCTCAAAGGCATAGGCTACGTCAGGCGTAGGCGCTATGAGCCAATTGGAGTAGTCGTAGTCAGCATAGTAGACAGGGGTGCCTGTGGCGGTGGGAGAGGGCCAATATTCCCTCAGATACTCATACCTGCGATTGAGCACTGGTTGGCGCGATCCACCAACTGTTATGTTCATGGACACTGTTTTGTGCCAACGAGCTGGCTTGGCAATCGTAGAAGTCCCAATCACCATGTTACTGGTGTTGACCGTCAAGTTACCCAAAAACTTGATCTGAGAGGCTATAACCTGCTCAGCAAGCATGATAAACAGGGGGATCTTGTCGATTGTGGCGGTGTCAGTACGCTCCAGATAAGACTGGATATTTTCGACCAAGCTGTCATAGGTCATAACACTTGCAGTCGCCATGCGTTCACCTCTTAAATTCGTTGAGACATTTTAGTATGCCTTTTAACTTGTGACAAGGTTACTTGCTTGCCACGCCTTTGGTTTTCTCAAAACTTCTCATGCCAGCGATCCCAAGGATCCCAGACAGGATGACCCAAAGTTGGTCAGCTTCCAATACTGGGGGAGGATCCATGCCAACAGGAACCCAGCCCATAGCCTGCAAGTACTTCCAGCACCATTGAAAAAGCGGGTAAAGCAGGAACTGGTAGCCCATAGCCGCCACGCCGATCCAACCGATAGCGGGTCGCCAACCACTGACAAACACGCTACTGGACGCCGCTTCGATCTTGTTGACCTCGATCTGCGCTAGGTCTGTGGCTTGGTCAATGCGTTTTTCCTCAAGATCAAGCTTACGTTGCTCAATCTCCATCTCCATTTTTTCTTTGTCGGTGGTAATCAGGTCGCCTGCAACCTTGCCAACAGCTTCAATAATTGATCCAACGGCTAGTAAGCTCATGCTAGACCTTTCAGTGTGCGGTTAATCCAGCCCTTGAGGAACTTAACCTGCACGGGGTTCTTGTTGCATATCTCAACATAGCGGGCAATCTTTGCCAAAGCATAAGACTCTTTAAACCGCTGACCATCTGTCACTTGGTTAATTTTTTCAATAGTTTTGGCGCCTATCCCACCGTCAGGGGTGGCTCCAACCACGAGCTGAGCTAGCTTGACTGCCATGCCCATTCCAGCATTTACCCCAAAGTTAAAGATGGTGTTGGCTACTTCTTGGTTGTTGATCTCGTTCCCACGCATCTTGTCCCAGAACTCAACGCGGTAGAACTCGCGAACCATAGGGGTCAAGGAGCCACCAAACTCTTTCTTGTCCACCAGCGCCCAACCATTCCACTGTGGGTTCTTGTTACGTGCAATACCAGCGTAGGTCATCCCGCCAGTGTCGCCTGCGACTTCATGGAGGACATACCCACCCTCGTCTCTAATCATTTGCTCAAAAGCTGGTTCAAACTGAGCCATAGTCGTCCTTTACTGTTTGTTCTTACTCAGCATGGTTGCCGCAATATCCATCATCGTTCTTGCCACCTGAATATCGGTAGGTTCATTATCCCACCCCACAGTAATTTGACCCACAAATCTGCTTGGGTCAGGCGGCACACTGATTCTGCAAGTGTAAGTAACACCCTTGGCGATGTACCACAAACCCATCTCGGACTGCGCTGATCGGTATTCACCGCAAGGTATCTCACCAGCCATCAGCTTGACTACATCTGCGTTGTTGGATGAGTTCTGTGTAAACAAACCCACATCCAGCCCATCGTTAACTTTGTCTCTGCCTTCTTTGGTGTAAGCGCGGTACAGCACTCGGGTTCCAAACATGGGGTTTACTTTGAACACAGCGATAATGGTGGCGTTAGTAGTTTTAAACAGGTGGGCGGCGGCGTCCTCTACTCTGTCCTCAACAATGCTCGGCATTTTTTTAGACTCTTTGTATGCCCCCATTAGCAGTTCTTGATTCTGCCAAACAAAGTACCCAGAAAACGCAAAGATTGCCATAAGCAACAGCGCAAATAGCTTGAATGGGCTATCCACATAGGACAGCACCTTACTTAGTACATCTGCTGGTTTTTCGTCACTCATAGTCCAAACATTCCTAGTAATTTTTTAGCAACATTGTCTGGCAGGAAGCGGAGCAGTCCAAGCACCCACCACGCAATACACACCCGCACAAACACCTTGA